TCGCCTTCTCGAGGGCTTTCGTCGGGGCCGACAGACTCACGAATCCCTGGCGCATAGGGACACACGTCATCCCGTCCTGATCTTGTAACCGGGTGACGAGGTCCGTCGCGTTCCAAGGGTCATAGGCAATCTCGCGGACGTCGTACGTCGCGGCCCAGGTCCGCAACACACCGCGGACGGCTTCATAGTCCACGACGTTTCCCGGCGTCGCGGTGAGATGGCCCTCTTTGGCCCATTGATCGTAGGGGACCCGATCGCGGTTCGAGCGTTCGCGCATACTCTCCGCCGGCACAAAGAAATGTGTGAGCACGTCGAACCCGTCGGCGTCGGGAAACACCGCGGCGATCGCGGTGAGGTCTTTCGTCGACGATAGATCCATGCCGATCCAACATCGCCGGCCCTCGAGCGGGCGGGCGCGGCCGCCGCAAGCGTCCCAGGCCGGCATCGCGATCCACCGGGCCGCCTGTTCGGTCCACTGATTGAGATACAACCGTCGAAACGTGTTCTCTTGCGCGGGGATCTCTTGCGCCCGTCGACACGCGATCCGCATTTCCTCGAGCGATCGAAAATCGCCGAGGGCTGGATTCGCTTTCTTCCACACTTTCTCGGAGGTCCAATCGGCATCGGCGGCCGCCTCGTAAATGATCGGCAGAAACGACGGATCGATCGCCGGGTTCTCGAGCACCTTAAGGGCATGGGCGTAGAGCTCGAACAGAATCGAGTGTCGATCAAATCCCGCCGTCGAAATCGCCATCAGCATCGGTTGCGACCGTGCGCCCATTGACGTCGAGAGCACATCCCACAATTCGCGATTCGGCGCGGCGTGGAGTTCGTCATAGATCACGGCCGACGCGTTGAATCCGTGTTTGCTATACGCCTCGGCCGAGATCGCGCGGTAGAAACTCCCCGAGGCGCGATGGACGATCCGCTTTTGTGATTCGACGATTTCGCAGACCCGATCGAGGACCGCATCGGTCCGGACCATTTGGGCGGCGACGTTAAACACCAGGGCGGCCTGGTCGCGATCGGCGGCCGCGGAATACACTTCCGCCCCGACTTCGCGATCGAACAACAGAAAGTAGATCGCGAGGGCCGCGGCCAATTCCGTTTTGCCATTCTTCCGCGGCAACATCCACAAGACTTGTCGATAGATCCGCCGGCCGTCGGGGCCGGTGCGAAACATGCGCCGGAGGATCGAGACTTGCCAGGGCCGGAGGTTGAAGGTCTGCCCGGCGAATGGGCCCTTGGTGTGCGTGAGTTTATTGATCGCGTCGATGGCATACGCCGCCGCCGCGGAGGTACTCATCGCCCCGCCAAGGCGCGGCGGAGATGCGAGAGAGCTCGAGCCGGCCGCCAGTGCAAACGATCGCGATCGAACGCCGACACGATCCCATCGCGGATCGCGATCACCGTGCCCGACTCGCGGAGTCGACGGTAGACGATCCCGTTTCGGGTCCAGGCGTCCCAGGCCGCCGGGATCGTCATCGCGACCCCGTCATCGAGGGCGAGGACCATCGTCGCCGGCGTGACGTCGGGCGCGGTGACGTCGGCGATCACGATAGGCCCTCGAGCGTTTTGAGATCGTTGAGGAGGTTCGTCGTCCCGACCAGGGCCGCCGGCGGCGTCGGGATGGCGATCGCCTTCGGCCGCCAGAGGTGCAGACAGAACGGGTGATTGTTGACGTACTGCGATTCGGCCGGGTGCAGTTGCATCACGACATCATCGGCCGCCCAAAAGAGCCGTTTGACGTAACACATTTCGGACCAGTTCGGGACCCGCGACGGCGTCGAGACGCTGACGTGTTCCCACCCGAGCCCGTCGGAAAACACGATCGTTAAGGGCCGGTGTCCTGGGACCGTCGCGTACCCGTTCGTCATCCCGTCGCCGGCCGTGATCCATTCCGCCTTGCCGCGGTAACAGAAACTCATGATCGCGCCCCTTTCAGAATCGCGACGTCGACGGAATCGAGGGCGGCCTGTAAGGTGTCCTGAGCGTCGCAGAGGGCCGCGGTCCTCGAGGGCCCGAGCCCGATCACGATCCCGAGCTCGCCGGCGGCCTGGTCGACCGTCGAGAAGATCCCGATCGCAAACACCGGATCGGACCCGTTCACGACTCGCGTGATCTTAAGTTCACAGTGCCGGCCATGCCGTTGATCGATCGGCAGTGATGCGAGGAGCTCGATCGCCGGCGGCGTCATAGCATCCCCGCCCATTTGCCGGCGGCCAGGGGTTCGGGTTTCGGGACGAGCGAGGCCATTTTCGATCGGCCCGCCGGCGTGAGCCCGAGCTCTTGCCAGAGTTTGAGACACTTCTCGAGGGCCCGATCGGCGACCCCGAGTGAGGGATTCGCGATGGGCCCGTTCTCGGTCGCGATCACCAGGCCGGCGGATCGGATCTCATCCTGGGCGGCGACATATCGCGACCATTGTTGACAGAGGGCGATCAGGGCCGACCGCTCGAGCACACTCACCAGGCCGATCCGGCGGAGTGTCGGGACGACGCGGGTCCATTCGTCGACGGCGATATCGTCGCCCTCGAGATCCGCCGGTGCCTGATCAAATTCCGCCGGCGCGGGTTCGATCATCGGTTCGTTCGGGTTGATGCGATCCCGTCGTGCTCCCCGAAGGATTTGCAGTGTCGAAGGTCGCGGCCGCGGGCCCGAGTTTTTGTTTCCCATGTTCTGTTCCTGTTCCTCTCACGACACGCCCGCCGATGAATCCGATCGGTGATCCGGTGTCGACCATGTCGCTAAACGGCACGACCGGTACCCAGGACCACATCCAGGGCGGCGAGACGTTCATTAAGGAGCACGTCGGATCGCTGTCGGTTCTCGAGAGGCGATCCGTGGTGTGTTGCTTCTCCCGTCGCGACCGCGGCGGGACCGACGGCCGATCCGGGATCGACTCGATCACGATCGGCATCTGATCAGGGTCGATCGTGCCGGTGATCGCATACGTACCCACTCGCGACGTTGACGCCTCGAACGCCGCGGCGATTGCCGGATCAAATAATCCACACGTCGCGAAATCATGGGCGACGAAATCGATCCGACACTTGTTGTGTAGCGGGTGCGATACCCAATTCATTTTGTTGTCAAATCCCGGCCAAACATTTCGCGGCAAATCCTGCGCGTCGTTCCCCGGTGGTTCCGGAGCGTGTAGTTTCTACACTTCCGATCACCCCCCCGGGTCGACGCCTCGCCGCGTTTTCAATCGATGACACGTCACACAGATCGGTTGAAGATTTTTTTGATCGAGTCGTCGCGGATCATCGCGACCGCGAAACGGGACGACGTGATCGCATTCGACCGCGAGCCGAACGACGCCGCGGACCTGACACGGCCGGCATAGTTGGTTCTCCGGTTGCGCCATGAACCAATCCCGGAGGCGGATCCAAACGTTGTCATACCCCCGGGTGTGACGACTCCCCCGCTCCACGTCGCGGGCGCGAACGCGATCGCGATCGTGTGTCGGACAGTACGGGCCCGAGCTCAGGGCGGGGCACCCCGGGAATCCGCAGGGACGTCCCCCTAGTGTGGGCACTACTCCCCCCCTTGCCGGGCGGGTACGCCGGCCCCGCCCGCCCCACCCCGCCGCCGGGTGTCCCCCCTTGCCGGCGTCTGAGCGAGGGCCGCCCGCTCGAGCGGGGCCAGGCTAGGACCGCGCCAGGCGTACGCCTGGTCGGAGTACCGCCCCGCCCTCGCGCCGGCGCGTCGCACGATCAATCGTCGCTTCGTGAGTTTGTGGATTGCGCTTGTGAGTTGGATCCGCGTGAGGCCGGTGAGCTCGATCAGGGCGGCCATTGTGAGAAACACACCCGGGCGCGATCGGAGCTCGAGGCGAACCTGAACGATCGGCGTCAGGCGTTCGGGTTCGGGGATCGTGTCGTCTAGAAATTGCATCGGCGGCCGCCTTTCATACCGTCGCCCGCGAGTCGTGCCAGATCCATCGCCATAGTGTTTTTGCTCCGCCTCTCGAGCTCACCGCGGGCTGAAATCCCGCCGGCTCGATTTGTCCATCGCGTTTCATGATCAGCACGATCGCGCCCCAGGCCCGACGATCGGGCGGGATCTCGAGCCCGTCATCCTCGGCCGCTTTGCGAGCGTCCTCGAGGAGCCAGGGCGACGTCCGTTGATAGGCAAACTTCACGACCGCGGCGATCGCGGCCGCTTGCCATCCGTGATCGTCCGCGACCGCGTCGGCATGGGCGGCCGCCTCATGGGCCGCTTTGTGTCCCGCCTCTCGAGCCCGATCGATCGGGCGATCCTTCGGCGGCCGCGGCGGCGGAGGCGGGTCCGGAGCTCGCCGGCGGCGACCCTTCGGCCGCGGCGGCGGAATGTTATCGAACGGCAAGTAACCGACGGGCGGGCGGGCCATCACGCCTCGAGACTCATCCGATCCTCAGCGAGCTCGATCGCGAGTCGTTCGTAGTACCGCCGCAATTGTCGAGGGCTATGGTGTGCCCACAGGTGTCGTTGGCGTTTCGTGATCGCGGTGATCTTCCCGCACATGGGACACGCGATCGGGCCGGCGATCGCGGCCGTCATCACGACCGCGTACGATCCCTCGCAATAGCGATCAGCGTGAGAGGCGCGATCCTTCCAGACGTAGA